GCCGTTCTCTTATCATCGAAAAGCGCGATGTTGAACAGATAGCCAGAATAGTTTGACGTGTCTCCAGACCATGTACCGATTGTAAATGGCGGAGCTTTATCAGCAATAGAATTATCCAGAGTATTACCCTGATTAGTAAAATGCCCGTTAATATAAAAATCAACAGTCCCTGCCACAGCATCATAAACTGCCGCCACATGAAACCATTTATTAGCCTCAAGTATCTCAGAATCGCTATAATTATAATACCCGCCCGTACCATCATCACTCACTGCTAAATAAAGAGCATCTGCAAGAACGCCGAAGTTATACATCCTATCTCCAGCAGCGCCCCACTTGGTAACGATAAACTTCAATCCTACTGTATCCAGCAAGAATATCCAACCCTGAATTGTGAAATTATTCGCGCCAGTTATCCCCGACTCTGGAAAATCCGCATCACTACGATAAAATTTCTGGCCGCCAGAGATCGATGCAAACGCCGTCCCTGAATGTACTCTCACCCTAGTACCAGACGACAACATGACAGAGCATGGCCCTTCTATCGCCTCGCCACACCCGCCATAGAAAGTAACCGCATCGCCAACGCTGAAGCGCGTCTCACAACCAGTGACATCAGTAATATCACCTGCTGAGGTACTATCAGTAGCATACATTCCAGAATGATGAAAGGCTATGCTAGTGCTATCATCTGAGAAAAGTCCCATCAGGATAGTGTCAGAATCCACCACAAAAGGCGTACCATCACCAGAATCATAATTGGGACTCCATATACGATCCCATGCCTGGATCGTCAAACCGCCGTTAAACTGGAAAATTGGAGTGTGAGATCCACCGAAATGCGTAGTCGCCTCAACAGCGTCAATCACATCTGAAGATAAACCGTGACCCACATCATCTTCTAAAGCGCCATCAACATAAATAGCCATTACGTCATTATTGAAATCAAGCGTCAAAAAGACTTGATGCTTCTCCCCAATCGTCCAGCCTGAAACATCAGCAGTAACAGAATGGCTATCTGTATCTGTATCACGAAGGAAGAAAGTAAGCACTCCCGTACTGGTGATATAACATAATACCCTGTTCTCATTCGTTCCCGTACCGCGATTTTCGAAGAGCGTATGAGTCAAACCATCACCAGGGTTAAAGTTTAGAGGCTCTATCCAGAACATTAACGTGATCTGCGTTCTATTCCAACTCTCTGAAATAAGAGCATCATTCAATGAACGACTACCAACAGGGAATTGAATATCATCCCGCCCATTAATTAATAACGCCTTCTCTCCTATAAGATTCGCTGGCGTAAGCGCCTGATAAGCAAGCGCTGTTCGAGATTGACTTCCGATGATAAGACTTGCCAGAGAAGTCTTAGCTACACCTGCTACTACAAAATTATCTGTATAAAGCGCGCCATTGGCATCATAAACATAGCAGGTGATAGTAGTTCCACTACGAATTACGAAGATGTCAGCAAACACACCAGCCGTCAGACAAGCCGTTACTGTGCTGGTATAGTCTACCTCTAATGCGCTAGTAGCTCCGTACCTTATCCCATTATTGACCTGCTGAATGAGAATATCCCCCTGATCTACCAGTATTCTAAGTTTATCATCCACATCATCTGGCATGAATCTAATATGAACAGACCAATCAGTCATTCCAGAAAGTCTCGAGACGCTGAGGTAATCATCAGTGCCATCCATGGTCAAACCACCAGCCCCCCAGGTAGCTCCCGAAATCGTTCCATTATTCCCGTTACGAGTGATGTCAAATAGACTCGTCCCGGTCTCTTCATTTATCATCCAATTTAAGACTTGATCTCTGGTAAGTGGATATGTAGGATTCAGAATAGATCTAGAGAAAGGAGGCTTAACGAGTGGATTCATTATATGGATTCCTCCTTCTATTCTGTATGTACTTTCAACTGTAACTGATCCTGTATTGCCTCAACTAATCCATTGTGGCTATCATCTTTTTTAATGATTTCACTCGCAAGACGCGTAGCAAGTTCTTCATATTCTCCTTTATTCGGATCAAAAGGCTTTTTTGCTTTTCTACCTGTCTTAACTGGTCCTGCTTTATATTCCTCAGCAATAACCTGAACGCGAGCGCCGCTATTCTCCTGCACCAGTATTCCAAATCTTTCATAGATCCTAATAGGTACACTTATTTTGTCTTTAGTACCTACAAGGTCTTTAATACTCAGCTTGACATTATAAACACCAGCTTCTGAAAAGGAATGTGTAACTTCCTCACCAAATTCCGGTTCACTGTTATCATCAAACTCCCATTTTATTTCTGCAAGCTCTTCTACAAAGCTTGACTTATTTACAAAAGTTACAGGTACACCAGTAACTTGATTTACCGGACTGTAAGAAATATTCGCTGTGACTTTATCTCTGTCCTCTGCGACTGCACCCATATTCTCTCTACCTCCATCTTCTCATCTCTGCATCGATCTCGAATGTTGTAGTATCTGCACTGCGTACCATGCCTATTCTGTAGTGTGCCGCTCCGTAGGAAGGAGTTATAATGATCGTGTAAATACCTTCAGTCCCATCACTGGTGAGAGTAACAGTCGATTGAGCAATTTCATCGCCATCCCAAGAACCATCCTGCCTAGCATAAAGAGCAACAATAAGATCATCCGTTGCACAACTGCCTTCATATTTAATGATTATCGTTGCACCCTTGGCCTCTGTCAAATCAATATCGCTGGTGAATCGCTCTGTGCCATCTACATCAGCATCAGTACCGCCATTGCCATCAGTTAGATAAAGCTCTTCATCAGTAGCGCCATACGTCCACTCAGGACCATTAACAGCTAATGTAAGCGCGGTGATAGCAGTAACAATATCATCAGTGGATAGTTCTTCTGTACCTTGATTTTCTATGGCTTCTATGATTGCTTTTGTGTCTAGAGAATTTAGATCCGATGTATCAACTGCCATGATAACGCCTCATAATTGTCAAATGACAGCCGCCCAATTACTGAGCGGCCGCCATAGGGGGAATTCTACTCCGAAACACCCGGATCATCTTCAGATTCGCCTAGCGAAGGACCTGTAGGCGGAGAATCAATTACCTTTAACTCCGCTTTCTGGAACTTTTCATACAGGGAAATCATATCAATAGCCAATTCCCCTGCCTCGTTGCGCTTCTCAAGTTCTGCCTGTACCACCTTGAAAAGCTCCGGCCCAATTGCGATCTCCTTCGCGCACTTCGGCTCCATAATCGGGTTCCACGTTATGCGACCTTCGTTGTTCGTCACGCCAAGCATCCTGACTTCACCCTCGCTGAAGCCTGCCGCATCCATAGCATCAGATACGAGTTTGAGAGTAATGATATTGCCGGTTTTAGGGAGTATCTCTTGTAACATCAATCTTTCTTTAACAGAAAAAATCATTAGGTATTACCTCCTGCTAAGGTTGAAGGTTGTGATCTTAGCCACGATGCCCTTAGCAAATCCCATCAACGCGCGCTGAAGGAGACTGCACCGAGGCTAAGCTTGTTATCAAAATTTACTTTTTGCGACCCGTTCCAGAGCCTCTTCCGCCGCCTTTACTTCTTCCGGGACCACCAGACTTACAGCCGCCGGTATTACGTCCTCCGCGGCTACCACCCTTTATCCCGCTTCCTTTTCCTCTGCCATCTTTACCACGTGCCATTTTCATACCTTTCAGTATGATTATTATTGCTTTACCTTTTGAAACTCAACATCTACGAGACTGACGTATATAAAGCAATATATCTAGTATTCGTTGCAACTTTCACCTTGAGCCACCCTGACTGAGTAGCTGCCGTTCCTGTGTATGCCCACGCAGTTTGAGTCGCTAAAGGCCCAAAAGCCCATGTGAACAAAGCTTTCCCACCAACATGATGGATAAAAGTTTCACACCGCGCATCCTCAGAAACATTAGATTCAAGCCGTACTACTCCTTGCGACCCTGAAGGAGTACAACTTGGAGCATAATAGGCGTATAACGAATAAAGGTCTCCGCCTATTGTTCCACCACCCTGTATTTCTGAGAATATAGCACAACTAGTCCCACTTGTCTCCACTGCTGCTGCCATATAAACACAAGATTCCAATCCATATACCTGATTGATATCTTTACTGTTAAGCGGATTAACATTGATACTAGCGCCCTTAACAATACCACCAGTACGATCATCAGTATTTACAACAGTGATGTCTATTCCAGCATAATTACCTGTCGCAACTGCAACCGATAAATTACCAGTCAATATCGTTGTACTGGATGCTGTAACTGTAACCCCTGTAGCTGCGCTGGCTATCTCCACACCAGTAGTCGCGCCAGTTCCTATATAAACACCAGTGGTTACCATGCCATCATAGGTATAGAAACCATAGTCCCATACAGAAGGAGTATCAACTTTATAAGCATAACTAGTCGTAACCGTTCCGCTGTTGTTCAAAGAAGCCCTATAACCCATAAGCTGAGTGATAGTTCCACCAGCACCAACGTCGGCTGTACACTCGAACATGCGAGCAACGGTGATAGTCCCCTTCTTCGCATCTACATTGGAGATCACCGCTCTCGCCTGCGCCAGCGTTCCAGTATCAGCGTCGGAATTCAAACCAGCCTTGATCTCCACGCCATCAACGCCGCCAGCAATAGCGCCCGTTCCTGTAGCCCTACAACGAAGCTGCATCCCTTGAGCGGTCTGACCAGCCGCTACAGCAGAGGTCAGATGCTGAATATACAAAAGCCGCCCAGGTGAAGTGTCTGCAGTCGTCCTCTGAATAAAGCACTTATCCTCTGAGTAATCCCAGAAGAAAAAGCTATCAGTACCTTCAGAGCCAAAAGCCTTCACGTCGCATATGAGGCCACCACCGTTATCAGGATCAAAAGCCTCCTGTATGATTCTCCCCAACCCCTGAAAAACATTTCTCGATATTGAACCTAAATCCCATTTAGAATAACTCATTACCTTCAACTCCCTTATAAAGACTAACTAAAGCGCAGATTCAATCAATGCGATAAGTTCAGCCTTCTTCATGCCAACACCCTGCTTCAGACCCAAAGCCTTCGCCTTCTTCCGTAAGTCTCCCATCCTCAATTTTTCAATTGCAGGGACTACTTCCTTTATAGCGATAGTAGGATAGCATCTCAGGTCATCAACAAATTCAGCGTCATCCGTTTCGTATACCTGGCCAGACAGCAAAGTAGTAACCCCCCTACAAGTAGGGATCGTCACTGTCTGGCGAGGATTATAAATTTCATATCTCATTGGAATACTTCCTATGCTAAGGGAATAGGGATAAGACTATAGTACGCGCTTCATCAATACGCAAGCATGAACATCCTGCATGGCACATGCCGGACGAACCGTGAAGAAGAACCTGGTCGCTCTGTCCGGCGCGGATCTCTCTGTCTCCATAGTCAGCTTCTTCTGCATCCCAAGCACGAAATTCTTCTCATGCGTCAAGACAACATCAGTAAGCGTACCAGGAGCAGCCGCATCGTAATTCTCTTTCTGATCATCACCAGCATTGATTTCCATCACCGTAGGCATGAGCGGCAGTATAACAATAGGTACGCCACCATACTGCAATTTAGAATTGCCAAGTATTGCAGCATCGCCAATCGCCGTGGCCCTATTTGAGAGAGCTTGCACGTAATCAGCAGCCTGCTTGTCATTCATGAAGAATCGCAGCTTGTCTACTCCAGCCGTCTTATACTCAGAGGGGAAATTCTTGAGCATCTGGTTAAATTTATACTCCTGATTATACGGAGCGGCGGGATCCTGCTCAACAACCAACTGGTCCGTTACGATAGCGAAATCTTCTGCCCTGTCAGCAACCGTATTGGAAGCGTCCAAAAGAACGCATGAGCCGGTGATATCATTCTCGTAATCTTCACCCGCTTGACTATGATCCAGCCTATAGCGCCAGCCGTCAAAGGTGCTTTTAATATCAGTAGCAGCAAAGCCCGAAAGGTCGTGACTGTCAGCGATCCAATAGGCTTTATCCAACTCAGTTGCCAGCTTCTTCGCTACCATGCTCATTACTTGTGATTTGAACTTAGCGGCACTCCCAATATTCAAATCTTCCAGGTCAGCATCGTAGATTTCTATAGCAGCCCGAAACTCCTGTGTCTCCAGAGTCTGAAGATCATGAGTAAACTCAGTAACATAATCAGCTGCATTAAACGTCGCTGCCGGATGAAGTATGTCAGCATCAGCCATTCCCAGGCCACGTAGCTGTTTCTTTACAGAGGACATCACTACCTGATCAGCATGATCCTTCAAGACTGATTCATCAAAGACAAGCTCGATAAACCTCTTCGCTTCCTCTTCCGCCAAGTCGATTGTTGGCAACGCAACCATCTTTTCGATTATAGTATTGACAGACCATTTCACTCTTGACATTAACATTATATTTATTCACTCCTTTTATATCCGAATTTACTTAACTACAGCTTAATTGATTTCCAAAGATCCTCTTCATCCTTTTGCAAATCAATTTCTTCATCGTTGCTTTTCTTAGGAGCGGCAGTCTTTCTCAGTTTCTTAATTTGTGCATCATTTTTAGCGATGGCAGCAGCCAAACTCTTCATAACATCTGTGATAGGTTCATCCTCTTCCTCAGATGCATCTTCATTGTCAGATTCAAGATCAACCTCAGCAGTACTAGCTTCCAGAGCAGTAAGTCTATTTTTTACTTCCTTAATACCTTCCAGAAGTGTATTCCATTTCTCATCTTCTTCGATATCTTTTTTCACGTTTTCAGGAAGCAGTTCACGAATTTTCTCTTTAGCTGCTGTTTGACTTTCCTCCATAGCTGTGATTGCTTCTTCTACAGTTTTCCGTATATCTTTTTCCTTATCAGCCATAATGTTTTCATTTCCTTTCTTTGCCGGATATCCATAACTTGTCTTAGTAGCAGAAGCAAGGAATTTAGCCAGACTGCTTATAGCATCTGCTAGATCATCCGGTAAATCTGATTTATACTGATTCAAAATTTTAAGAGCAGCCTTCAATTCAGTTAATGCTTTTGGCTTAAGTGCAGCTTTGCTTATTTCCTCAAGTTTCTCGTCAGTTAGTTCTTCACCTGTAAATTCTTCTATTGCTTCCTTGAGTTCCTTATCCATTTTAAATATCTCCTGCTTAAAGAAAAAGAAACGTTTATTGTTGGCAGGATTACCAACCAAAGAGACTTCTTCCACATGAATATCTTTTAAACTCCTTTTCCTTTCTAACTCCTCAAACATGATAAAATTTTCCACTTATATATGGTGAAGCAGGATAAAAAAAATGGATACCCTGAACACCAGTTAATTTTGTAATCTTGGTGTCCAAAGCATCCATCTAACATGCCCGAATCTTTGACCGACAAACTTACATATTCAATTAAAATTTGTAATTAACTTTGTTGTTTGTCAATTAATCATATGCTGCTCCTATGATAACTGCAAATTCAACTTTGATTTATTATGATAATACCATAGAAAATATGATTTGTCAAGAAACATCTTTACTGTATATCCATTGCTATTGATGATCCAGCCATAGAATATCCTGCAATTTCGCCAGCTTTCACCTTTGACCAGAGATCCTCATCTATCACACGGCTGGTCAGCACCCAAGAGCCTTTCTTAACCTTCTCCTTATGACCATCAAGACAAGCCATCTGGAAGGTAACAGGAGCTATATAGCTTTCTAAAACCTTAACTATAGGGTTCTCACCTTGCGCCCATGTAATAGTATTCGTATCGTGATTGTGTCCAAAATTCTGTCCATGTTCCATAAAATAATATGCAGCTTTTCGTATTTCTTCTTCATTAGCTTGATCACCTTGTAGGTCTAATTCATCAGGTTCATAAACCACACCACAGATTATATGCTCATCTTGATTATCTTTCTGAATGAATATTGGTATTATGTCAGGCACGGAGAATTTCTTAATCTTCTCTTTCAAATGCGAGATCATCCATTTTCTGTTGCCTTCTACTGGCACATAAGCTATCAGGTAAATGCCAGAAGGAATAAAATTAGCTCCTTTCACTTCAAGCTTTTTAGCATGTTGATCGGCTTGTATTAATCTCCATGTAAACCTGTCCAATACCATCATGGCAGCATGAAGGTATTTTGTAGCGCCTGCCTGACCAGGCGTGAAAATCTCCAATCTCTTCTTTCCTGCATCCATCCATTCAACGGGGCCTCGAATCGTTTCTACATCCGCTTCTTCTGCATGAGCAACTTTAAATTTAAATAAGAGCTTTCCACCTTCTTTGAATTTCTCAACCTTATCCAATCCTGAAATATTACCAATAAGTATTTCTCCACCCTCGAAGAAGTTATCACCTTTTTTAACCAACCTCATATCAAGATGCGCTCCCTGCTCTCCTATGTGAGCTTTTAGAAACATCTTTAACTTCTGCCATGAGCTTCTATTTCTTGCAGCAGCACTGGAGATACTTTTTAGCTCCTCAATATACTTATCTTCAATACCCATAATATGAATCTGCAAAACTCCATAGCCAGTATCACCAAGTTTATAACCAATGTTACCAACTGCTTTTTGTAGAATATTTCTATTTTCTGCGATCTGGATTACTTGATTAACAAAATAAGGTTCTTTTCTAGAATCATCAATGTCCATCACCCGGGGACCAAGCCAGACAAGTTTATTATTGAGTGGTATAATTTCTTCAACTGCTACTGTAAGTATATCACCTATATTCGCATTAAGTTTTGTATTGAAAGTCTTTCCCAATACCACATACTCTTTCTCCTGTAGTTTTTGTAGATTACTATAATCTCCTTTTCCCAGTAATACACCACTGCTGTAATTATATGTGCCATCATTCTTTTTCTTTGCCAGCACGATCACCTTAATTTCAGCTTGTATCTTGATCTTCCCCCATCCTGATTCCGAACCATCAATATCCCATGTTGATTTTACATCTTTTAACATAATCCCTTCAGACCCGGGCTGCTTCGCAAATTCCTTAAAAGTTCTCTCAAGTTCAGCTTTATCCCCAGCTTTAATCTGCTTTGTAGGACTTATATGAAAGTTTGGAGATGTCCTCAAGTATTTATTATAGAATGCTTGTAATACATTTCGACGTGCTACAAATGTATCATCACTTAAATCATCATCTCGATATGGCATATCAAAGACTGTAAACACAACTTTTTCCCCTGGCTCCAACTTGTAATTTCTAGAGAGCAACTTCATCAACTTTATTCTTGGCAGTGGCTTCCCGTCTTTCTCAATGCCCATAGATGTATCCAGAAGAAAATCCCCTGATACCTTCTCAATAACATCCCTTATCTGCGGGAAATTCTCAGTTATAATCTTCTTTCCGTCAGTGTATATTTTGTATGAGTCACCCTCTTTACCAATCAAATTTCTGAATCCATTATATTTCTGTTCGGCAATAAGTGTACGGTCTTTCGCCCAATCCCATATCTGATCTACAGAGAAGGCTTCCGTAAATCCTGCCATCGTAGGTTTAGGAGGTGTCCACGTGCCAAATGGAGTCAAAGCGGCTTTCTGTATATTTCCCATATCAATTACTGCAATCGCTGAATTACCAGAATGTTGAATTACTGAACATTTAGCATCGGGAATCATGCGCTTAAAATCATCTAAACTATCTATGCTTAACTTATGTGTAGGATCTTCACGCTTCCCAAGAGGAACAATAAATATCGCTTTGTCTTTAGCAATTCGCTTAGCTTCCTCAATCGCAGTACCAGGAAAATTAAGGTGTTCCAAACAATGTGTGCAAATTACAATATCGTAAGAATTATCAGATAAAGGAATTACCTTATTCAAATCATAATTATAGAATGAAAGTCCTTTCCGGTTAAGGTAATCCATAGCTGTCTTATTATTTTCTATGCCTTTTACTTCGTAATCTTTTCCAAGTCTATCCAGAATTCTACCCGTACCACATCCTAAATCAAGTACGGAATCTCCCGAAAGTTCTTTTTTAATAGCTTCATATTCCGCCTCAAATCCAGGACTCCACTTATCTAAACCAGCATAATAAACTTCTTCTTCAACATCTGTCATGCGCTTATTATAAGTTTCTCTTACGATTGTGCGTTTGGTTGTGTCTTTGGGTCGCAGAACTAAATCATATAAAGGAATATTTGTTGAATGTGGTCCCGTAGAATTATAGATATAATGAACTTCTTTACCAACCTTTTCACTAAGAACACGGGAAAGCTTCAATTCAAGACCCGTATCACGGTTGCGATCATCATCTCGGAATACAATATCAATATCATCCGCTTCTTTAGGATTTTTAACATAACTACCAACTACTGTTACATAATCTGGTATCACTGTCATATCAGGAAGTTCCGATACATCTAATCCATAAATTGCTTTCTGCATAATATCTCTATCAATCTGTGTAACTCTTAAATTGATCCCCATCTTTCTCATTGCCGAAAGTAGATATTTATACTTTTGGATAAAGCTCTTGCGGTTCAGTAAACCTACTTGTGTCTTAGAATTTCCATGAAAGTTCTTACCCCACAATTGGGTAAATCGAAGACGCAGTGATAATAATTCCTGCTTATCTACATTTTCCAATGTCTTTACCGTTATATCCTCGATTTGCATTATAAACCTCCGTGGATGATTCTGTAACTATCTGAGATAATATCTCCAAGTTTACCAAATTTAATCCTAATTGGCAATACTTTTGCTAAGGGAGAAAACTTATACTTATATGCAAACATTCCTTCATTTTGACTTTTCTGAAGTTGTTGATCACGCTCAAATGAAATAAATCCAAGAAGCTTCTTACCTTCAGATGCCAAAGATACAGGTTGACGGAGCAGCTCTTTTAGATCTACGGGTATAATCACATGAGTATTTTTTTCATCAACAATATTTTTGGTAAATTCCTTTGGCAGATTGATCACATATTTTGGAAGCTTTGCCTTAATGGTCTGCTTTGGAACATCCCGACCTATCATCTCTACAGATACAAGACCTGATTCTATATAATATTCATCTCCACCATCATAAGATTCACCTAAATCAAGCCTATCTCTCATGTCATTTGGAGTTGTAAGACCATAGCGTATCATATCGGTAGCTCTATCAATTTCTGTATCAAGGTCGCGTGTCTCCATATCTTTAAACTTCAAACGGTAGTTCATAATACTCATGCCGTCACGAAGAATCAAATCGCTCCATATATGCTCAAGGACAGTCTGTAGTGGCTCTATAACACTTTGTTTGTATATCTCCGTCATTTCAGTAGCGACATTGCCACCAAGAGAGCCAAGCACAGCAATACCAATTCTATATTCAGGCATGGAATATGCCAGAAGGATTTCCTCTTTCCAGATGTCATGGAAGATCTTAAAACTTCCCTCTTCAGCTTTTACAGCTATTGGCGTTAAAGTAATCTTGCACCCTTCTGGAGTAGTGAAAACCATAGTTTTATGAGCGTTATTTGGATCTTTACATCCCTTCAAAAAATCAGTTACAATCTTTTCAGCATCTTCATCCCAGTCACCCTCAAGAAGAATGAAATATGCAGGTATGCCAAAATTGTTAAAGAAGGAAAGATTAAAATCCCGTATACCAATCATACCAATTACCGAACCTACAGAGCCATAAATATTCGGTACTCCATAATGAGGACTGCCCGGATAATATTCTTTATAGAATATCAGCTCATTTGCTTTTGATATTATATTTTTATCTTCTCCAGTGCTGGATGATATATCTTCTTCAACACCGTATTTCTTAAACCAAACAATTTTAGTGCCAGCCTTCTGTGCATATTTAATGTCACTCTTATGCACCCATATTGACCTTGCCTGCACGTGATTTACCAAAGCTACTTTGCCATCACCGTCTCTTCTGACTTCTACACCTAACCATCCGAGATATCCCCAATCAGTTATCAACCGCTTATTAACTTCATTCAAAGTATTTTCGCCATCGGGTTTCTCAAAGAACAATTCCGCTTTTTCGCGTTCAGATGCATTCTCCTTTCCGCCATCACGAAGAACCAAAGAATGCCCAAGTCCTGCAGTATCAACAGCGATCTGCTTAACCATACGACTAAAATATGGGTTATTATCCAGGAGAACTAACATCTCTGTCGGATCAAATGGACGTGGAGCTAGACCATTATCAAATATCCAATCATTTTCACTCTGAATCTGCTGCGATGCTGCCGTATCGCTCGCTGATTTTGATATGAGACTCTCACTACGAGGCGTGAAGATAACCGAATCTACAAGCGTTGAATAAGGAACTACTATACCCGCATCAGTCGCCACAAACGCCTTAGCTTTAGGCTTAGGCTTTGGCTCGCTGTAACGCTTATGCCATTTATCGCCATACTCTTTCTTCTTCTTATCCAGATAACCCATCATCCTATATGTATCCTTCCTTTTTTGCGATAAGCCTTCTGCTTATAAAATGCCATGATAATAGCTTCTATCCGGTCGAAAGACTTCACGCCGCCAGAATGAAGCTTCTCTTTTGGCACTATGTAAATGCGCTTCTCCCCACGAATCCCATATTTCACAGCCGCAAATTGAGCAGCCGCTATTTTATCTTCAGGGATATCTACGATACGATCTTCCAAAGCCTTCTTAAATTCAAAATAAGCCTCCGCTTTCATATTTGCATAGCGCTTCTTGTCTTTAGCATCAGCCCCAGCAACGAATTGAGAAACTTCATAGCCATTGACCAACATCTGATCATAGATAGGACCACCAAGCCCAACAGTGTCGACCCATGTACGCTTTGGCTTATAATGATCACAATGCCCCTCTAACCGCTCCCTAGCATCGACTGTGTTCATAAAAGCGCCTGCATCAAGTATCTTCGCCACCTGACCCCACCAGCCCGCAATAACAGTTTCATCAGCACCCTCTCTAGCAACATCTAAAGCAAGAGCATCACATTCAGCAGGCGCATAAAGCTCTCGCTCCATGGCAGCCTTCACTAAATTATATGGGAAGCAATGCTGTCCGGAATCCGGAATATCCCAATTCCCGTATACGTACCGCTCGGCCCAATCTGGCGGAAAGATGGCAAGTAACTGGTCAACGTAATCATCAGGGTTATGTGGATTATCTGAAGGAAGCGCCTGGACGAACTTGTGATCTGGATAGTTGTTCAGGATGAACCTGTCTCTAACCCATCCAGGCTCCGGATTAGACGCAAGCAGCCCTTTATAGCGGATCCCAGGCAGATTCAAGCGGTTACGCGAACAGAGAATATTGAAATATTGCTCCGGAATCTCCGATGCCTCATCTAAAGCAAAACAGCCTAACGTCATAGACTTGATCTTGTCAATGCCCTGCTGGTTCTGCCCCGGCTGTGGCTTCAACCCACCGTAGAATAATATCGAACCGTTGATCAGCTGAAAGAATTGGTCTGTCTTATTGTGCTTTTGAATGATTTCAGGATGGAGAAATTTCAGTAACTCAAGGTAGGTAGTGTTCTTAAATGCTCGCTGCTCCCAACGCCATATGCCTCCAACGTTTCCTGGCGTGTCTAAAAGCAACTGGATTATCTCATTAACAAGCCATACGGAATTATGCGTTACCGTGAAGTCTCTTGTCAAATAAAGCCCGTCAAGTGCGCTAACGGTTATGCACCTGGCTTCTTCTTTGCCTGTCAACTCTATTGATACAATGCGCTTTTTTAATAAAGCATCTCCGTTATTATACGGCTTAACCCGATCAAGCTTCCGCTTCAGCCTGAATAATAATTTGTCATCATTCGTCCGTATCTCTAAACGATATGCCCTCTTCCCTTTTTTCTTTTCCCCTTTATGAGTATAAGTCGAGAACCTGCTGGTAAGGGTCGCCTTGCCACCAAGAGAGCGTATGATGTACTGTACGTCAAGAGCTAACTGCTTGCTTACCGTAGTATAAGACGGATGGCCGAGACGGTCAATATAGCCATCTGAGTCCATCAAGCCTTGCAATATCGCCGTCCGATGCTCTATGGAAGCCGTCTTATATATCTCAGGAATAAATTTTGTATCAGAACGCTTCCCAAGTAACCCTAATTTGGAAAGCAGCTTTGATAATTTGCTGCTCTTCCACGTGGCTATCTCTTTTGCCGTTGTTCCTTTTTTCTGACCAATCCTCGTAGAACAGCCAAGCCGCTTCGCTTCCTTCGTGAAAGCCTCTATACAACTATCATCTCCACTCGTTAACCCAATCCTATGTTCAGATAAATATCCATCACCCAATAGCAAGCCCAAGACATAAGAATCTATCTTAAACAGGTTAGTCTTATATGTCCTATTGAAATGCACCGGCTGGCATAAAGGTATCAGTGGATGCCGCTTCTCCCCCTTCGGACCTTTCAGGCCCTTCTTCATCCAATCCATTATCTGCTCAGTCGTCTGGATGGAATATTCTAAAACCTGCTTGCCATTCTTTTTCTTCTTAATTCCAGAATACGAAACTTTCCATAAATGCTCCAACCCGCAAGAAGCCGACGATCCATCTATGAAAGAAACTTTGTATATGTCCTTAACACCATGCTCCCATACCTTTATTATTTTCGTAGGGAAGCCATCAGAACCAGTAACAACGTCGCCAACTTTTAGATCTCCCATCCTCTTGAAACCAAACGGAGTACAGACTAATTCGTTGACACTCTGCTCCTTGCCACTCCCCATGCTTCCGCCGTATAAAACGTATCTTTCAGGAGCGATATGCCCCAAAGTCTGCTTTTCCGTGGGAATATACCGCCCGGAGAGATCTATAATCTTCCCCTGATCCTCACTATCGCCTAACTTGCTATCGCCTATGTAATGGCTCGCAACTTGCGGAGCGGCTTTAACTGTAGCTTCAAATGCAACCTCACTCGCCATCATGCCCCACCTTTGCTTCTACCTCCTGATAGTCGGCTTCTACTACCTCTATCTCAGGAGTAGCTTTAGCTTCAGGCACATCACCAGTTGTGGGGCGTGGAACGGCTGTTATTATATTTATCGTAACATTCCCGCTACCTGCTACCGCTCCGTGGATGATCTCATTCCGCAAACGCGCTAACCTCTCAAAATCAACAGTCTTTGTTATGTTCGCACGTCCCTCAATTATTGCATCCTTGAATGTCTGCATACTGCCAGAAATGACAGACAATATGCCTTCCTTCGTTCGGACGTCAGCATTGGCTAAATCCTGCATGATCTCCGCTGCAAACCTGTCAACGCGCATGACAGGCTTCTCAGACTTTTCAGGCTTCTCCAAAGGTTCATCAACTGACTCTGCAGGAGCTTCCACTTCACCTGCCTGCAATGCCGCTCGCCGCTCACCTGCAAGTAAGTAGCTGTCACTCTTAGCAACCCTATAGCGGATCTTCTCAGTAAGCCATGCCCCAGGACGCTCTCGCTCGCCTTCTTTCTTGTCTGCCGCCTTCCTATCACGCCAGAGATATTTATTATGATGATGCCTAACGCTGCCCCCAGAACGACCGATTACCACGCCTACCCGCCCAAAGCATAGCTCAGAAGAAGCCGCACCCAACTTCCACCAAATTTCATAGGCTAACTCCCAGAACTCGTCCGGTTCTAATTCCTGTATCGCATCAAGATCAGGCCGCCAATTGATTTTGCCATTCTATCTACCTATGATCTGACAATTGCTGTCTGTATCATAACCGCTATTTCAAATAATACCACTTGTGTAGAAGAATGTCAAGGGAATTGGCATATGCGTTCGAGATCGTTATGGTGTCATAATCTTTTCACCGTATATAATCCATTTGATTTCCTTGAATACAGCAACGTCAGAATAATCGTCACTATAGCCGTATATTTCCACCATCTTCGCTCACGCTCCTTTCTTCTCCATCTTTTTTCGCTTATGTCGCATTTTAGATATAATCCCCCATGCCGTCGCAATGCCAAAAAAACCCGCAATAGCAGCCGACAGGATTCTCAATATCATTATAACCACCCCATCAATATATAAAACAATGCAGTCCCGCCTAGACCAAATAAATACCCCTGTATATCTTTCCAGTCCATATCGCGGATATGCAAGTGTTCACGATACTCATAAAAGATAAAGCCTATAAAAATCATAAAACTCAATGACGCAGACCGGGAATGGATTATTACATTAGAAATCTCGGCCAGTCGTGTACAAACCACAATTTCCTTCTCATCTTTACTCACTCTCCCCTTTCCAAATATCTTTCGCAATGGCAGGCTTCCCATTGCCGGAGATAATGTTCTACTGTTTGTGCGCCTGCTGGCGTATTGTAAAACCGCTTCCAATAACGAGCCTGAGCTTCCAGCGTATCAGGTATCGGTGCAGG